ATAGACGCTCGTTCTCAACAATTTCTTCTTGGCTAAGTCCAAGATAACGCTTCATTGCGAAGCGTTTACTCATGTAAGGGACTTCTTGCATCGTTGTAAAAGTCTGAACGCGGGCAGTATCCAACTCACTAAGGCGGTAAGCAGCAAAATTTTGTGGTGGATTAAACTGAAGATCAAATAACGAGTCGTCAATAACAATACCGTTCTCCTTCATAAAGAGTTTAAACTCTAAGTTGAACTCTGTCTCTAATAGACTCTGAAGTCTTTCACAATATTTGTTAAAGCGAAGTTCTTGAATGTATGCTGTACCTACTCTACCATCGTTAAATGTTGCATTAGAATCGTCTGCACCTGTTGGAAGGTAGCTACTTGGAATTCTTAATGCACGGAATAACTTGTTAGTGAAATATCTTAAGTCATCAATCTCACCTAAGTTAGTACCACCAGGTAGTGTATCAACTTTTGATCCACGACCTTCGGCAGTTTGAGGAAAGAAGTAATCTTCATTTATACTAAGTGGATTGTAACTTGCGTCAACTACGCTCTGCCCGCCACCTGTGGCGCTAGGAATTCTGCGCTGATGGATTTCATTTTTAACTCTTTCAACAAAACTCATAGCCATATGTGATGGCATATTACCAACATCGATGTAAAACACACGACGCTCAGGAGCTCTTTGAACACGATAAATGATAATTGCGTCTTCAAGTAGTTCCTTCTGCTTATAAACTTTGAAAACTGATTCAAGAAGTGAGTTCCCAAAAGGATAATTGTTATCAAGTCCTTCACTAAGACTTAGATGAACAACATGCTTTGCATCAATAGCAAATTCATTTTGAGCTGTATTAAATCTTGTTCCTGCTTGCTGCGGATAAGCACCAGTCATACCCCTTGCGCCGGCGCCTCCCGACACATAAGCAGTACCACCAGGTTGTGTATTTTGATTACTTGGATTAATCTGAGTAGTAACTAGATTAAGGAAATTAGGATTTAAGTCACGAATTACATACTGCTCTGGCTTCTTTCCATCGCTTTCATTAACAATAATCTTAACTACTTTACCTGGATCAATATAAAACCATTTCTGAGTTTCAGGATCTCTAACAAAAAAACAATCGCCGTACTTAATTGTGTTACGGAATACACGGAACATTCTAGTTTCAAATTGCTGTAAACGGCACCACTTCTGTAAGTAATCTCTAATTAACTTAACTTCGACACTTGATGCCTTATCTCTGTAGTTAACCCAGAATGGAGTTCCGTTCTCTGCATTCTCTTGAGTGGAGAATTCGCTAATAATGTCAAGGGCAGCGTTAACTTCTGAATCCATGTCCATAGTATCGTACTGAAGATAGCGCTCAATTCTATTTGGGCTACCTGTATAAATGTCAGGGAGATAAGATGAATAGTTAGATGTCTTTGCTCCGCCGCCATCGGGTCCACCTAAAGGGCTATATGTTCCGCTTGTGTTAACAGGTGTGAAATATTTCTTCCAGCTCATTCAATTACTTTCATTATACAGCATTTCTGCGATCGGATATAGCGTCTGCGGTATCTTTTGTATTTTGTTTCATTTCAACAATATGACTAATTAGTTCGTCGATCTTCATATTTAGCTGTCTTTGCATGTCTTCCGGAGTATTTCCGGCGATCTCTGTAGGACTGATCTTTCTTCCACTACCTATTTCACCCCCAACATTAACTGTTGTTGATGATGTTTTCTTCATTTGTTCTTCAAGGGCTGATAATGTTTCAACTAAGTTTTTAATCGATTTATTAAACTCATCAACACCTTTTGACTCAATAGTAAAGCCATCGGACATTGTAGTTTTTAATTGTCCTATTGCACTAACAGCATTTTCAAATTTTGTTGGGTCAATCTGGAAAGTATCCATTACTTCTTTAAGTTTTCCAATAGAATTTGTAGTGCTATCAAAGACAGATGTATCAACTTCAAAACTATCTATTGATGTTTTGATAGTGTTTAGAGTTTTATCTACAGTTGTATTCTCTAAATTGTTTGTTAATTTAACTATAGAATTAATAAATGGATCAAAGTTTACATTGTTTAGGTTTAAGAAAGTAAATTTAGATAATGCTTCCACAAAATTAATAGTAGAAGTCATTGCTCTTTCGTTTACATCAATATTTCCAATCTGAGATACAGTTTGAGCGATATTACTAATACTTTGTCCACTAAAAAATGAACTAATTGCATTACTAACACTCTCTAAAATGCCGCCTCCTGAAAATAAAGATACTCCATCATACAATACTTTTAGTGCAGGACCGACTTTTTCCATTTGATCTGTATTAATATCATTAAATTTTACAAGTGATACTGCAAGATTTTCTAATCCGCCTCCTGCAATTAATCCTTTAATACCGGTACTTGCAAGTTCTGATAACGATGATGTTAACGGCTTGACAGCAGAACCTACTGATGCTAACTTATTACTATCTAAAGTTTGCATTCCAATAAAGAAATCTTTAATTTTTGTAAATGAATTACTAACTGCATCTACTGCCTTAGAAATTCCCCAAAAAGCAGCACCAACGCCTGCACCGCCTAATCCGATAGCAGCGGCTAATTTAAGAGCAGGAATAGATACACCATCCATTGCTTTACCTAGCATCTTAAATCCAAGTGCTAATCCCATTCCGCCGACTACTGTTCCTGTTGCACCTATTCCTAAGAACTTTGCAATATCCCAAAACGACGGTAATAGTCCTGATAATTTTTCTTTTAGTTTATCAAAAAACATATCTGGTATAGATTGACCCATTTCTGGAGTTTCTTGTAGCATCTTTGCTCGTTGATCTGGTGTTGCTTGTTCAAATGCTTGACGCTTTGCTTTTTGTTCTGGAGTTTCTCCAAATATATTTGCTAGTAGATCTTGTACTACAGGAGTAGCAACTATTTTAAGTTCTGTGAATAAATCTTTAAACAGTTTTACAATAGCACTAGTAAATCCTTCTTCTCTAATATTGTTGATAAAATTATTCAATGAAAAGTTAATCCCACTCATTACTTCTTCAAAGAAGTCTGTAATATATCCAGAATTTGATGTAAACAAGTCTCCTACCATTTCTAATTTCTTTTTAAGTTGGAAGAAAACAGGACTATCTATTAATCCAGCAATAGTATTATTGTAAATTGTATTCAATGTATTACCAAATACACCTAATGCTTCTGTTATTTTTTCTCTATTTTGTTGTTCAGTATTAATAGTATCAAAGTCTCCAAGTCCTTCAACTCTTTGCAATGCTTGATATGCATCTGCAAATCCTTGACTTGACATCATAATTGCTCTTTGTTGTTTACGAGTATCCTCGTCCATTGCTTTAGTTTGATCTCTTCTTCTCTTTAGAGCATTAACAAACTCTTGAGGATCTGTTTCACCTTGAATAATTCCTAAAAAATCCTCCATATTCATATTAAGTTGTTGAGCAAACATAGCAGCTTCTGGTCCAGGACGCATTGCTGCTAATTCTTTAGCATATTGTACTGCTCTATCTCCACCTATTTCTTGTAGAATGGCTAAATTTGCTTGTCCTTTTTTAAATGCTTCTGATCCTTTGTCCATTCCTTCAAGCATAGATTGAATAATAGGATCAACTGATGCTTTACGAGCTAAATCTTCTTGAGCTTTTCTACTCATACCTGTAAGTTTTGTAATCTTATCAAGTTCTAGTAGGTAATCTCTTGTACTTTCTGCAAGATCTCTAGAGGATCTTTGATCAACTCTACCTATTCTAGATTGAACTTCGAGATATGTTGCGGCTCCTTCATTTAAATCACTTAAACTAAACCCTAATCCTACAAGCTCATTTCCAAAATCTTCTTTTAATATTCCTGCTACATTAGCAAAAACATGTGAACCATTAGAAACACTTGTTCCTAAACGAGCAAAAGTTTCACTATTCTTCTTAACAAGTTGTGTAAATTCGTCTAATGGTATTAATGCATCTGCGGCGGTTCTTCTTAATTCAAATAAATCATTGTTAAATGCAGCACCTACTTGTGAAGTTTCTTGAAATGCTTTATATCCGTCTTTAACAAAGTCTAAAAAGGCTCCGCCAGCAGTTGATAATAGTGAAAATGTTGTTCCAATACCAGTTCCAACAATGGAAGCAAATACATCTACAAGTTTTGATCCAGCATTAGTTCCTTGATTTAATGTTTGTGTAAAGCTACCAAATGCAGAAGTTGATTGCTGTTGGGCTTTAATATTTCCGTTAATAACTGAAGTTGCGACACCTAATATCTTTTGTCCTAAACCCTTTTGTTTAGCTTCCATTGCGACAGCAAGACGCTCCAATGTTGCTTCTGTAGCAGCATTTTTAAGAATTGCACCGTTAAATTCACCACCACCGTCGACTTCTACTTTTTCAGCCATTAATTTCCACCAATAAACTACGCATATAAATATACGAACGCACTTATAGTTATTTATTGGAGTAAAAAATGAACTTTCCACTTCCGCCGCAAGGACAAGCACCGCAGGGAAATCCTTTATCAAAGTACTTTAGACAGCCTAAAATCTATCTAAAATTACCCAGTAAAGGAAAATATTATCCGCCGGGCGCAATTCAAATGACGGAAAGTGGTGAACTTCCTATATACGCAATGACAGCTAAAGACGAATTATTGTTTAAAACACCTGATGCATTGCTAAATGGTGAAGCAACGGTTGATGTAATTAAAAGTTGTGTTCCTAATATTAAAAATCCGTGGGCAATGCCGAGTATAGATGCTGATGCTGTCCTTATTGCTATTCGTTTAGCAACATACGGCGAAACATTAGAAATTACAACTAAGATCCCCGGAACAGGAAAAGAAAAAGACTTTCAAATTGATCTTAGAACATTACTTGATCAATTGATTAATTTTGAATATCAGCCATATGTTCAAGTAAACGACGAAATAACTGTTGAACTTAGACCTACAACTTATAAAGAGTTTACAGAAAATAGTATTAAAACATTTGAAGAACAAAGAATATTCAGATTAGTAAATGATAATTCTATTCCCGATGAACAAAAGTTACAGGCTTTTGCTAATAGTTTTAAGAAACTTACTGATTTAACTATAGGTCTTGTTGTTAATAGTGTTGCTTCAATTGATACCCCCGATGGAAAAGTAACAAATAAAGCATTTATTACTGAATTCTTTAATAATGCCGACAAGGAAACATTTGATAAGATCTTAAAGCATTTAGAAATGATGAAAGAACAAACATCAATTAAGCCAATGAAGGTAAGATCAACTCCTG